GGCTTCAGGAAGGTCGCGTGAACGCCGAGGATCTCGCCGGTGAGCTGGCGGATCGGCGCCAGCATCGCCGGGCCCAGCCATGGCCGGTCGCCCTCGCCGCGCGGGCCCCAGTATTTCAGAGACCCCGCGCTGTCCTTCAGGTCGCCTTCGGCATTGACCAGCTCGGCCAGCGCAATGCCGCGCCCGGCGAGATAGCGGCCGGTCACGCTCGCCGGCGTCACCGGCCGGCCCGCCAGCCACATCTCGAAGGCCCGGCGTTGCTTCGCCTGGCGCTCGTCGTCCTCGGCCTTGCGGTGCCTCTCGGCGCGGGCGCGGGCCTGCTCGTCCAGTCGCCGGCGCTCGGCCTCCGGCATGTTGCGCAGGCCGAGGAAATCCTTGGCGAAGGCAATGGCCTGGCCGCGCGTGCCCTGCCGGCAATAGGCGATCAGGTCGATGATGTCGCCCTTCTCGCCGCTGTCGAATTCCTTCCAGGCGCCGTTGTGCCACACGGTGAAGCTGGTCTTGCCGTCCTTCGCCCGCGTCGGGTTCGGCCCCTGCCAGTAGCCGCCATGCCGCCGCATGCCCGGCGCGAGCCGCACCAGCAGCTCGGCCAGGCGCGGCACCAGCAGGTCCTTGATGGCGGCGACGGTCAGGTCGGGCATGATGTCAGCGCAGGCTGTCGATGCGGCTGGGCACCGCCGCCTTGGCGCGCTCCACCGCCTCGGCATGGGCGCTGGGCACCACCGGCCTTGCGGCCTGCACCACCGCGGCGGGCTTCGGCGGGACGGCCAGCGGCGGCGCAACGCCTCCGCCCTCGAGGGTGCGGGTGGCGTGGTGCAGCAGCCGCTCGGCCAGCAGCGGAATGAGCGGTCGGCCCTTCTCGCGCGCCGCCACCATGGTGCTGTCCAGCTCGCGCGCCAGCCGCAGCCTGTCGATCGCCGCGTGGATCTCGGCCGCCGTTTTCCCGGCCTTGGCCAGCTGCGCCACCACGCTGCAGACGGCGCGGATGAGCGGCGCCACCAGCACGCCCCGGTGGTCGTTGTTCGGCCCGCGCATCGCCTTCAGCGCCAGCGCGGTCAGGTCGACGCCATGCTCGCGCACGGCCAGCCCGATGGCGCCATGGGCCATCGTCTCACCCGGCTTCTGCTCGGCCACCGGCTTCGGATAGGGCAGGATCGTCACGCCGGCGCGGTCCGCAGCCGACTGCGTCACCAGCGCCGCCGGGTCGCCGGCGGCCACCGCCGCACGGAAAAGCGACATGGAATGCACCGACGTCGTGCGGCCGTTGATCTGGGCGAAGGCTGCCGCCTGCCCGTCGGGTGTCGCGAGGATCACCTGGCAGGGCACAGTCTCGATGCCGCAGAGGGCGGCGGCGGTGGCGCGGTGCTGGCCGTCGACGATGGCGAAGCGGCCGCCGTCGATCGGCGAGACGATGACCGGCGAGAAGGACTGCCAGCGGAAGCCCTCGGCGATCGCCTTGACATTGGCCCGGCCGGCCCGGCCGATCGGCCGCTGATAGGTCTCGTCCACCACCAGGTCGGCGATCTTCAGCCACTGCAGCTGCGGCGCGGGGCCGCGGTCGTTCGCCGGCGTCGCCGCCTGCACGGTGATGTCCTCCACCGGGATGATCGGTCGCAAAGCCATGGCGTCAGCCCTCCTTCTGGCTCGCCGCGGGCTCCGCCGGCGGCGCATGCAGGCCGAGCTCCGCCACCACCACGGCGAGCGCGGCGAGGGTCAGCGGGTCGGTGATGGTGCGGGCGTCGCCGGCGATGACGCGGTGCGCCAGGCCGACGGCGGTGGCAAAGTCGATGGGCTGGAAGGCGATCGTCTCCGCCCCGTCGCGCCGCTTCACCAGCGTCACGCGGCCGTCCGGCGTGCGGCCGAGCCACCGCCCGTCCGGCCGCTTGTCGTCGTCGGTGACGAAAGGCCCCTCGCCGAGGACGATCTCGAGCTTGTGCTCCGGGGCCGCGGTCATGCCAGCCCCCGCCAGAAGGCCGGATGCTGGGCGACGGCCGCCACCAGCAGCGCCACCAGCAGGGCGGCGAAGCAGGCCGCCAGCGCCTCGCGGCGTTGCCTGAGCGGGCAGCGCAGCGCCACGAAGGCGGCGCCGGCGGCCACCACCAGCGCGCCGAGGCCGGTGACGATCATGATGGCCAGCGGCAGGGCCGAGGTCGCGGGGCTCATGCCCGGCCTCCGATGGGGTTCTGCTCCAGCCACTGTCGGCGCATGTCTTCCCATTCGGCCGGCGTCGGTCCGCGGCGGCGGGCCGCGGCGTGCCGATACTTGGGATGAACGCCGATCGCGCGCTCCTCTGCGAGCTGGCGCATGAACGCCGACTGCGGACCAAGGTGCTTGCGGTTCATCGGCTTGGGGGCTGGCCCCTTCTTCTTGCGCCGCCGATCACGTGGCGGCGCAGGCATCACCACGCGGCTCGGCAATGGCGCGACGCGCCCGACATCGGGCGAGGCGAACATACCGGCCAACCCCAAAGCGGCAGCACCAACAAAGACTGCACTCCGGCGGAAACCCATGTCACGTCCTCCCCATGATGCGCCGGCCGATCGTCTCGAGCGCGGCGTCGAAGGCGGGCTCGTCCCGCCGGTCCTCGATGGCTTGCAGCGCCTGCGTCACGGCGGCGCGCGTCACGCCGAACAGGTCGGCGATCCGCGCCGGGCGCACGGCGAATTCGGTTGAAAGGAGATACCAGGCCGCATGCCGCGCCAGCGCCGCGGTGCCGGTGGGCCGCCGGTCGTCGGGGTCGGCGCCGGCCGCGCCCAGCGCCTCGGCCAGCTGGTGCTGGAAGGCGCGGTAATGGGCGCGCAGGTGGTTCTCGCCGGGGTCGGCCGGCATGCCCTCGCCGGAGAGGAGGCTGTCCAGCGCCAGCTCGCAGCGGCGGATGAACCAGCGGGAGGCGGTCTTCTTGCCGGCGGCCGTCCGATAGAAGTGCGGCGTGTCCACACCGGCGCGGCGGCAGACGGCCGCAACAGAGGCCCCCGCCTCCTCGATTTTTTTTCGCAGCTCGTCCATGGAGCGCGGCGAGGCGGGCGAAGCGCTTAACACAGACACTTGCCTGCGCAGCGGTGCCGTCGCTGATTTGCCCGGCGCGGCCATCATGCCGCGTCTCCGGCAAGGCCCAGCTCGCGGCGCAGGCGCTCTTCCTCGGCCGCCAGCGCCCCCTCGATCTTCTCCACCGTGGAGACGCGCGGGTCGACATTCCCGCGGATCACCCGGTGCAGATTGTCCTCGGAGACGCCGGCCAGTGCCGCCAGCTCCTTCAAAGGCAGGCGAATTCTGGCAGCGCGCTGCTTGATTGACATCGGCTTCATGTCTAGGGTGGCCCCTGCAATCTGCATATTTGCAGAGGTCAATCTGATTTGCGGCCAACCGTCAACGGCAATGTTTCAGGCATCAACCGGCTTTTCGCAGATGCATATTCCGGTCGGCAAATTCACCGACCGGAGCCGGCTTTTGGCCCGACGCCTGCCCAAGACAGACACGCGAGAAGCAATCAGGAATGCGCAACGGCAATGGCTTCAGACAGCTGTCCGCGCGCGGGGCGAGAGCGCGTCGCAGATCGCGAAGGCGGCAGGGGTTTCCGACACCACGGTCACCCGCTTCCTGAACAATCCGAACTACCAGGGCGTGCTGAACCCCCTCACCGTCCAGCGGATCTCGGAATACACAGGGATCGCCGGGCCGGGCGCCGACGAAGGCCAGGCGCCCATGCGGTCATTCCGCGAGGAGGCCGTGCCCTATGTGGCGGAGGGCGATGCGCCTGCCCGCACCGGCGCTGTCGCCGCGTTGCTCGCCGGCCGGCCGCATGCCTATGCCATGGTGATGCAGTCCACCGCGCTTGAGCTGGCGGGCGTGCGCCCCGGCGACATCATGATCATCGACCCCCTGGTGGCGCCGGCCGACGGTGACGTCGTCTGCGCCCAGCTCGAGGAGGGCATGGGCGCAACCACGGTCTATCGCATCTTTCAGATGCCGAACCTCGTGGGCGCCAGCTTCGATCCGCGCGCCGTCCGGCCGGAGAGCATCAACGGCACCACACGCCGCATCGTCGGCGTCATGACCGACCTGGTCCGCCGGCGCGGCTAGAAGGCCCGAAGCCTCCCCACGACATAGCCGAACCACACCAAGCCGGCCAGCGCCAGCAGCCACACGCGACGGCGCTGGTAGGGCAGCAACGGCACGTCGGGCCCCGTCCAGGGCGCGACCGGCGCAAGGGAGCGGGGGCTTTCTTCTCGTTGCAGCCGCGCGGCATGCCAGCGATTGGCCTGCATCTGGTAGTGGCGGTGCAGCAGCCAGGGCAAGGCCACTGCGGTGAACCCCAGCGCGCCGAGGACCGACAACGCAACCGCGACACGCAACGCATCATGAAGCATCTGCTGCATGGCGGCATTGTGCGGTGGAAAACCTGCTGCGCTGCAAGATCACTTTTTTCCCTGATCTGCATCTTTGCAGGTCCTGATCTGCATGTTACCTCTGCACGTGCACCTGATTTGCGGAGGCGCCCTTGGCCACACCCATCATCACCCTCGAAGAGCTGGCCGGCCAGCTCCATGTGAAAGAAACCACGGCCCGCGCCACCGTGCGCCGGCTGCAGGAGAAGCACGGCTTCCCCCATGCGCTGCCGGGCCTGCCGGCGCGCTTCTCCCGCCACTGCGTCGACCTCTGGTTCCGCACCAATGGCGGCGCCTTCGCAGCGCCTGCGCCGGCGAACGATCGCCCGGCCGACGCCGTCGCCCAGCACCGCTCCCTTCTCGACCAGCGCTATGGAGTTGCGCCATGACCCCGCGACCGGACCCCTCCGCCGAGGCGCGCGAGGGCATCGCCGCCGCGCTCGGCCGCATCGACGATCATGTCGAGACGATCCGCGGTATTCTCACCCGCATGGTGGATCTCGGCGCCGACATCCGCCGCCGTGTCGGCCTCCTCGAAGCGGGCCCGGCGCGCCGCGACGCCGCCGGCGAGGACCGCGACCGGCCGCCGGCCTTCACCGACGACGCCCGCCTGAAGACCATGTCGGACGCCATCAACGGCTTCCTGTCGCCGGCGGACTTCGAGACGGCCATGGGCAAGGACCCCGAGCTGCGCCGGCTCTGGGACAACCGCACGAAGCGCATCGACAGGGGGGATTGAACGATGGAACTGACCTATTCCGAGAAGCTGCAGCGCATCAGGACCGGCGTCGAAGTGGTCAAGCTCGCCGAGGCGAAGCTGCAGGGTGAAGTCGAGCAGGTCTTGCGGATCGGCGACACCGTCTGGTTTCGCTGCGGAGAGCGCACCTTCCGCGGCCTTGTGGCCGAGACGGCGCGTCTGGGACCCTTCATTCGGGTGATGATTTCGGACGAGTGGCCGCTGCTCCTTGTGCTCCTCTCCGACCTGGTCGAGGCCCCGACGCCATGACCATCCGCCTCACCCCGGTCGAGCGCCGCGTCCTCGCCATCGTCATCGCCGTCGGCGAGCTGCGCGGCACCGACGGCCGCGACTTCGCCACCGCCGAGGGCACGGTGCTGCCCGGCAGCATCATCCGCGCCCTCATCCGCAAGGGCCTGTTGTCGGTGCACCGCCTCGGAACGAAGACCACGCCGGCCATCATCCGCCCGTCCATCGGCGCGGCCGGCCGCATGGCCGAGCACCGGCAGGTTGACATCGGGCCCCGACGCACCGCTGCATGAGGACGCCTCACCATGCGGAGCCGACGCACCATGGCGAAAGTCACCATCACCATCCCCTCCGTCTCGTGGCGGGGGGGCCGACCGCGCTTCACCCCCGGTCCTGAAACCCGCCGCCGCTATGGCGTGAAGGGCGAGGACATGAAACACCCGGACGGCCGCTGGTTCACCGCCGAGGAGGCGCTCGCCTGGGTCGAGCAGTGGAAGGCCGACCGCGCCGCCGCCGACGGCCGCGCCCGCCCGCGCCAGGCGCTGGCGAAGATCCGGCGCAACCACATGGGCCCCTCGCTCTGCACCCTGGCCGAGGCCTATTTCGCCTCCCCCGTCGTCACCGGCGGCCGGCAGGGCAAGCGCGTCACGAAGCCGAAGGCCAAGGCCACGGTGGATTTCTACAGGCGCGGCCTGCTGCGCATCGAGGAGGCCGACGCCGACCTCTACCACGGCCCGGCGGCGGCGCTGCGCCAGCCCCATTGCCGCGGGCTCTACGAGGCGCTCTGGGCCGAGCGCGGCCTTGCCACCGCCCGCGCCGCCCTCGCCTCCATGTCGGTCGTGCTGTCATGGGCCATGCGCGCCGGCAAGGTGCCGGGCCTCGTCGTCCACCCTGCGAAGGATCTGGCCATGGAGACGCCGGAGCCGCGCCTGCGGGCCGCGACGCCGGCCGAGCTGCGCCAGCTGGTGGCGGCCTCCGAGCTGCCGGTCTATCCGACCCAGCGCAAGGGCCACCACGCCCTCGTCGCCCTGCCGGAGGTCGGCGACATGACCATCCTCGGCGTCTGGACAGGCCAGCGCCAGGCCGATCGCCTCACCATGACCGCCGCCCACATGGCCTCCGGCCGGGTGGTGGAGCGCCAGCAGAAGACGCTGGCCCGCGTCGACTTCCCCCAGGCGCCGGAGCTGGTCGCCCGCATCGCCGCCATCAAGACCCGCCGCAAGGACTGGAAGGTGGAGGAGATCGACCTGCCGCTGGTGGTCAATTCGCAGACGCGCCAGCCCTTCAGCCACGGCACCACCTATGCCGCCATGTTCGCCCGCGTCCGCGCGGCGGCGGCCGCCGGCATCTGGCGCGACAAGGACGGCGGCCTGCATGTCGCCTCGGATGAGCCGGAGAAAATTATCGCCGGCCCCCGCTTCGCCTCATGGGCGCTCGAGCCGATGCCTTCGGTGGCCGACCTGACCGACCAGGACCTGCGCGACACCTGCGTCACCTGGCTCGCCCGCGCCGGCAACGACCCCATCCGCATCGCCGCCGTCACCGGCCATTCGCTGGTGACGATCCACGCCATTCTCAAGCACTACCTGGTGGCGCACAAGGACTATGGCGACCAGGCGATCGCCGCGGCCGTGGCGTGGTTTGACCAGCAGACGGGGTGACGGGGATGGACCGCAAGGCGCGCGACGTGCTGGCAGACCTCAAGATCGACCTGTCGCGGCAGCCCTTCAGAGGCGAGGCTGCGGCATTGCTGGACCGGATCGTGCAGGAATATGCGGGAGCAGTCGAAGCGGCCTTGGCGTGGACCGTGGCTCGTCATGGTTCGGCGCAGCAGCTCGTCCGGAGCGGCAATCCGGTATCGATCCTGATCTGCCCTCCCCATGTCGATATGCATGCCGCGCATGCTCGATGCGGCCAGCCGGCAGGGTGGCGAGACGGGGTGATCCTGATCCAGGTCATCACGGTTTGCGACAAGTCGATGATCGTGACGACGGACCTTGAAAGCGTGAAGGCGGCGGCCCCGAAACCGGCAGGGTCACACGTGTGACCTTTGTGACCCTGTTTTCAGGTCACACGTTCTCATCTTGTTCTGAAATTCGGCCGACCGACGGCCCCGCACTTTCCAGCATTCATGCGGGTTTGTGGATGGTGAGCGGGGAGGGGATCGAACCCTCGACCACATGATTAAAAGTTTCAACCGACCCTTGGTCCGTCAATGGCTTGGCGAGGGCGGCCGTGTGACCTTGCGGTGTTTCCGCCATGAAAAAGAGCCCGCGCCGGACGGTTGGCGACGCGGGCTCGAGTTCAGGGAGGAAACGCCCAAGGAGGGCTGCATGCACTGCACTGCTCCGGCCGCCTCACGAACGGCCGAACGGTTCAGCGCGGCCCGGACGGGCTCGTGCGCATGCCTTCGAGGATCTGGCGAACGACGCGGATGTCGCCCTGCATGGTGAGGACGGCCTCGCGATCGGCATTGCGCTGGATGCGGCTCTCTTCGCGGTCGGCCTCGCGGCGCGCCTCGATCCGCTCCACCCGCTGCTCCACCCGCAGCACGTGGCCGTTGAGGGCCTTGACGTCGCTCTGCAACACCACGAAGGCGACGACGCATCCGGCAGCGCTGGCCAGCGCCGTCATGGCGAAGCTGGGGACGTTGAGCTTCCAGTCCGTCTTGATGGTCATCGCCTGCCCCTCCCCTCACCTGCCGCGCCAGCCGCAGGTGCGGCGGCCGTGCTCGTTATGCGCCAGCAGCTGGGAGACCTGCGCATCCGACATGGCGCGGATCTCCGCCTGCGTCGGCCGGATCGGCCGCCAGCCGTCGCAGCTATTGCCGGCGGTCTGGCACGCCCCAATCGCGAGCGAGACGGCGGCGACGCTCATCAGCTGAAAGACGCGCGAGATCGTCATCGGTTCTGACCCTGTTGCGGAGGTTGTCGAGGGAGGCCTGCGTCTGCCGGGCGCGCTCGCGCTGGGCACCGATGGCGATGAGGCGGAAGACGGCGACGGCCAGCGCGGCCGCCACCAGAAGGCCAGCGGCGGCCCAGCGGCCGAGGCGCGATCCGGTGATGAGCGAAATCAGCCAGGTCATGGCCACCCCCAGATGCGGGCGATGCTGGCCGCCACGAAGAGCGCGGCGAACACCAGAAAGATGGTGGTGATCGGTTCGGGCAGGCTCATCCGCCGCCCTCCTCGATCGGCTCGGTGCCGGTCTCGGTGTCGAGCGGCACGCTGTCGGCCGGGCCGGCGACTGTCAGGCGGCCGGTCCAGATCATCACGCCGACGACGGCGAGAAGGACCAGCAGCACGGCGATGGCGAGGAAGGCCCAGAGGTTGTCCACGCCGAAGGGCAGCATGAAGCTGCCGCCGAAGATGGCCGAGACGATGGAGCGGAAGGTCCAGCTCTTCGCCGGCGGCGTCTCCGTCGGCGCTTCCTCGACCTCGGCCACCTCGCCGCGGCCGGCGCGGGTCGCCACAGGCCCTTCGCTCATCTCGCGCCACAGGGCGGCCTCGGCGCGCCGGCGGCGCACCAGGCCCTGCAGTTGCACCATCTGCCCCGTCTTCGGGTCGCGAGCCCGCGTCCAGCGCATCAGCTGTGCCGGCACATCCTCGAAGCGGCGGGCGTTGACGCGCTTCAGGATGGTCGATTTGCCCAGCGCGCCGGTGTTGAAGTGGAACGAGACCAGGGCGTCGAACTGGCCCTGCGTCAGCGGCACCTTGACCAGGCGCAGCACCTCGGCGGCGAACTTGGCCACGTCGCGCTTCAGGATGGCAAAGCCTTCCTCGCGGCTGATGACCATGCCGGCCACGACGGTCGGCGGGCCTGCCATGGCGGTGTGGCCATAGCCGATCGTCCAGTGCCCGGCCGGGCAGACATAGGCCCGCGGGCGCCAGCCCTCGAATTCCTTGATGACATTCAGGCCGCGGTTGGAAACCTGCATCTATCACCCCTCCCTGCGGGCCAGCGCGCGCTGCACGCCGAGAACGAAGACGACCAGCGCGCCGCCCATGCCGAGGCCGATGAGGATGACGGGGATGGCCGGCAGCTCCGTCATGGTCAGGCCGCCCAGGCGAGCAGGCAGGTGCTGTCGTCGCGGCCGCCGTAGCCGGTCGCGGTCTTCGACGCCTGCTGGATGTTCTCGAGCACGGTGATCTCGTGATAGCCGAGCTGCGCCGGGATGCCGTCCGGCACCGGCGCCCGCGGGAAGCCGCCGGCCGCCTCCGTCAGGTTGGAGCCGTTGGCGCCGTAATAGGCCGTGGTGCTGTCGAGGCCCGCGCCGCGGCGGAAGGCGACGGTGACGTCCGCGCTGCTCATGAGCCCGTCGATCGAGGTCTGGAAATCGTCGATCGCCATGCCCGACACGATGCAGAACTTGTCGTTAGCCTCGCCGTTGCGCTGGCGGATCGTCTGCGAGGAGTAGGACCAGGACGAGGCCGAGGTGTAGAGGCTCGCCACCAGCCGGCGGCGGTTGAACTGGTTCCAGATGCCGATGGCGCAGCGGTTGGCCGGGTTGCTGCCGTTCACGTCGACATTGTGGAAATTGTAGTCGATGAGGGCCGAGACGTTGCAGCGGATCGTGCCGAGATAGAGCCCGCAGCGCGCCGGGATCGTCACCGCCGCCGCGGCGTTCGTGATGTCGTATTTGTTCACCCAGAAACCGTTGAACAGCTCCAGCTCCGTCGTGCCCGGGCCGGTGCCGCGCGAGGTGGCCGAGGCCCAGGCGAAGCCCTTGGAGCCCTTCGGCGCCAAGGTGGCGCGGTCATAGAAGGCGAAGACGTCGTGGTTCTCGTTGACGCCCGTCGCCGAGGGGCTGATCGCGCTCTTGTTGATCGTGTACGCGAATTCGGAGGCGTTGTGGCTGGACCAGTTCACGCCGTTGAACAGCGGCAGCTTGCGGCCGCGACCGGCCGGCGTGATGTAGAGCGTCACCTGGTTGGTCAGCGTCCCGGCCGGATAGGGGTTGCCGGAGACGGGCGAGAGGATGAAGTCGGGCGCATCCACGTCGGTGCAGCGCACCTCGGCCGGCGATCCGCCGGACAGCAGCAGCTTGGTCAGGGCGACCGACGCCGCGATCGGCGCGGTGGTGTTGCCGGTGAGGTTGTGGCCGTCCAGGTGGTGGTCGTTGTCGGCGGCGAAGGTGACGCCCCACTTCTGCGCCGGGTCCGACGAGCCAGCGGTCGAGATGTGGCCGATGAGTGTGCCGGCGGCGATATGCGCACCGGACTGATAGGCGTGGCCGACATCCTCGGCGCGGCCGTTGTTCTTGGTCACGACGCCGTCGACGTGCAGGCGCGGCGTCTCGGAGTAGATGCCGGACCAGGCATGGCCGTTGATCAGGCTGCCCTCGAGGTGCACGTCGCCGTTGTTGGCGGTCAGGTGCAGGCCATGGGCCTCCCAGGTGGCGGGCGTCGAATTGGTGGGGCCGGTGGCGATCGTGCCGTCTTCCTCGGCATGCAGGCCATGCAGCTCGTGGTTGGTGCCGTAGGTGTCGAGATAGTAGGAGGGGCCGCCGTTCTGGCCGGAGAAGTTCTGGCCCTTGATGCGAACGGCGGCGATCGGGGCATCGGCCCGGCCGATGGCCGCAAAGCCGCCGAGGTCGTTGCCGAAGGTCTTCAGGTCGGAATGTTCGCCGGCGGCCATGCTGCCGACGGCCGCCGCATCCGGCTGCTGCAGCCAGCCCCAGCCGCCGTTGTTGCCCATGTAGCAGTCGGACGAATACCACTGCGAGCCGATCGCGCCGTCCGCGTTGGTCTGCAGCACGCCGTGGCTCAAGTTCTCCGAGCACCAGAGGTTGATGACCTTGCCGAAGGCGGTGGGGCCGAGCAGCACGCCGACGTCGCTGTGCCGGACGCGAATGTCCCGCAGGATGCAGTCGATAAAGGCATTTGGCACGCGGATGCCATGCGCGCCGGCGCTGGCCGCCACGGCCCGGTCGATGTCGAGACCCTCCAGCTGCACGCCGGAAATGCCGGCCTGGAAGGTGATGATGTCGTTGCCGGCGCTCGGGCTCTTCAGGATGGTGGACAGCTTCTGGCCGCGCCCGCGCAGCACCGTGCCGTTGCCCTCGATGTTGATGGAACCGCCGATCATGAAGGCGCCGGCGGTGAGCACGACCTGCTCGCCGTTCGACTTTGCGTAGTCGATCGCCTTGTTGCTGGCGTCGGTCGCATCCACCTCATAGGTGTTGAGGGTCGCAGCGGAGTAGTCCTGCGGCTCGATCCACGGCCGCAGCTTGTAGCGGAGGATGCGCGGCACGGCGCCGGTTCCGCCGGGCGTGTAGAGCGAAGTCTCCACCGCGGCGGGCTCGAATTTCTCCGGCGTCAGCGAGCCGTCGGGGATCTGGCCCAGCACCACGTCGACGATCTGCTCGGCCAGCGCCTCGTCCGCCTCCTCGAGCGCGGTGATCGCCGCGTCGCCGGCATCCACGTCGCGCCGCAGCTCCTGCAGCACGGTGGTGACCTCGTCGGCCTCGCGCTCCATGGACGGCGTGTGCAGCCGGCCGGCGCGGCTGAAGTCGGTGGAGCGCTCATGGGTGCGCCGCGCCGTGATGCGGATCTGCACCGCCGCATCGCCGGAGGTCGGCCGCGGCGCGACGGAGAAGGTGACGGTGGCCCCGGTCGCGCCCGCCGGCGAGCCGGTCTGCGCCTTGGTGAAACCTGTGGTGATGGTGGTGAAGCGGGTGGCCGGCGCGATCTTGCGCTGCACGACCAGGTCCTCGGTGTCCCAGACGGGACCGGCATTGAAGGTGAAGACGGTTTGCGCGGCCGAGGCCTCCAGCGTCACCTGCCGGGTCGAGCGCGTGATCGGGATGGAGGTGGACATGCCGGCGAGCCCCAGAGGTTCCGAGGCTGCCAGTGTGGGGCTCGCGGGCGCGCGTTAAGCGTGTGCCGGGAGCGACGGCCAGGAAAAGTGGGAACCGGTTTTCCGTCCGGCCGCGCGACCAGCTATTGCCACAAGGTCGAGAAGTCGGGAGCCCGGCGCGGCTCGGCCTCGCCACGGCCCCACCACACGCCCTGCCCTTCCTCGCGCATCAGCTGGCGTTCCTTGGTGCGCCACTGGCGATGCGCGTTCGGATCGGCCAGCAGGGTCAGCCGGTCCCAGATGAGGCGGTCGGTCACCGGCTTGATCTGCCACATGTTGAGCAGCGGCGTGGTGCGGCGGGCGACGTCCACCAGGCGGCGGCCGCGGTTGAACTCGGCCTCGCCGGTGAGCGCGCCGGCGATGTCCTTGCCGCCGATCGTCGCCGCCAGCAGGTCGCCGGCAGTGTTGGCCACCGGGCCGGCGAGCTTTGCCACCTGCTGCGAGGAGCCGCGGGTGTAGTCGCCCAGCACATAGTCGCCGTAATAGCCGAGGGCCCCGCCCTTCGCGAGCGCCATGGCCCAGAAGGTCCAGTCGGTGACGTCGCGCGGGTCGCGGCCGTTGCGCAGCTCCGTCATCTGCAGCACCAGGGCGCCGCCGATCGTCAGCGAGACAAGGCTGCCGGCGGTGTAGAGCCCGCCGCGCGCCATGCCGCCATCGGTCATTTCGTGCTGGGCGGCGCGGATGAGCGACAGCATGACGCTGGCCGGATAGGACAGATACATGGTGACGTTGCGCACGGCCTCGCCGGCGACGGTGCCGGCGCGGGTGGAGCGGCCGAGCATGGCGCGCGTCGTCGCCGTGCCCATGGGCACCGCCTCCTCCATGAAGGCATGCACCGCGTCGCCATAGCGCAGCGCTGCCTCCTGCACGGCGCGATCGCCGGGGGCGCTGTCCCAGATGTCCATCATGCGCAGCAGCCCGCCGGCCTCGCCGTGGTCGGCCGGCCGGGCGTTGCGGATGATCGCCCATTCCGCCTCGCCGATGCCGAAGCCCTGCAGCCACCGGGCGAAGCGCTCGCCGCGCGCGCCGTCGGCCGCCATCTCCTCGAGGGACTGGCCGAGCCGGTCGCCGGCCTCGAACATGAAGGACATGGCCTGGCTGCGCCGGTTCGCCGTCGTCCAGGGCGAAAGGCCGGTCCACTGGAAGACGCGGTCGGGCAGCCACTTGGTCAGCTCGGCCGAGCGATTGGCGAGGGTGCGGCCGCGCATGTCGGTGGTCAGCACGTCCATGGCGTCCTGCAGCACCACGCCGGCGCGGGTGATGTCGCGCTTGGATGCGCCGTCGAAGAGCTGTTTCGGCAGGTCGGCGAGGAAGCGCAGCGTCGGGATGCCGGCGAAGACCTTGGCATTGCGCTGCTGGAACGGGTCGCCGAGCACGGCGGTCAGTGCCGTGCCGGCGAGCTGGGCGGCGGTGAGGACGTTGCGCACCGCCTGGAAGGCGTCGGCGGCGTTCTGGTTGCCGGTGCCGACGGAGCCGTTGACGACGTTCCACAGGCGGTCGATCGCGTCGGTGCGGCCCTCCATGCGGGCCGTGGCAGCGCCGTTCCAGAGGGTCGGCTGGCCGAGCTGCGCCTTGGCAATCTCGCCCTCCACCACCTGTTTCATCCATGTCACGGTGGCGTGCGGGTTCGGCCCCAGCACCTCGAGGGCGGCGATGTCCTTGGCGAGGCCGTGAATATGGCTCATCAGCGCGGCGTATATGTCGCCATTGCCGAAGGCCTGGTTGTAGTCGCGCCAGGCGGTGGCGTCCTTGAACACCAGGAAGCGGTGCTCCTGCCGCTGGTTGGCCAGCGCGCCGCGGCCCTGCGCCTGGCGCGAGGGCTGCATGTCGATCGCCCCGTCGGTGACGATGCGGTCATAGATGACGCGCAGGCTTTCCACCACGCGCGCAGGGGTCAGCGGCCCGCCGGTCAGCGGATCGGTCATCTTCGAGATGTCGAGGCGCGGCATGATGAAGGCCACCCACTCGTCCTTCGCCACCGCCATCATCTTGCCGGCGTCGTGGTTCTGCGGGAGGTAGTTGGCAAGCTTGGCGATACTCATGCCCGCTGCATTCGCGCGATCCACCAGCTCGTCGGCCACCGTCTGCCAGGCGGCGAGAAAGTCGCGGGCCTTCACGTCGCCGACGTTCTCGCCGAAGGCCGCCTTCACCATGTCGTCCAGCAGCGCGGCGCCGCGGCGGAAGCCGGTGCCGGCCTTGCGGCGGAAAGTGTAGAGCACTTCCTCGAGGCGGCCATGGGCATAGCCGACGATGGCGTCGCGGCGGCCGGTGACGGAGGGCATGCCGAGCAGCCTGTTGTTGCGGTTGTCGAGCACGCCCATGGCCACCGCCATGGCGTCGGCCTTGCCGTCGGGACCGCGGAACTCCTCGAAGGCGGTGGCGATCGCGTCCGCCCGCTCGGCCGAGAGGCGGGCATGGCGGGCGCGCAGCTCGGCCTCGGCGGTGAGCTGCTCCACCACCTTGGCCTTGGCGGCGAGATCGTCGCCGGTGGCCTTGACCTGCGCGTCATACATGGCGCGCAGGAGGTCGGCCTCCTCTCTGGACATGGCGCCCTGCGCGGCGGCGGAGGCGATGCAGTCGTGAAACTGGGCCATGGTCAGATCCTGCAGGCGGCGGCGATGTCGGCGAGAAGGCGCGGCCGCTCGCCGATCGCATCGAGGGAGGCGCGATCGACGGCGATGGCGTTGCCGGCATCGTCGATCAGCGGCACCAGGTTGCGGGCCTCGGCGGGATCGGCACGGCGCAGGGCCGGGCTGTCGAGGAGGTCCATCTGGGCCCGCGCCGCGTCATCGAAGAGGCCGCCGGCGGGCGGCGCGGCGTCGCCGCCGGCGAGCGGACGGGCGGCGGCAAGCTCGGCGACGGCCTTGAGGTCGAGCGGGTCGACGCCGGGGATCAGCCCTTGCTCGCCTGCTGGCGTTGCTTCCGTGCGTCCTGGATCGACGCCACCAGCTCGTGGTGCTTCGCCAGCCGCTCGCGCTCCGCCGGGTCCAGCGTCGGGGTCTTGCGGATTTTTTTGGCGAGCGCGCGGTGCTGCACGGCGGTCATCAGGAACGTCCCAGCCGGGGATGTCATCGGCGATCTCCTTGCGCCTGGCCACCACGCTCTCGAAGCGGTGGCTATCCTCCATCACGGCACGCTCGAAGGCAATGTCGGGATCGTCGAACTCGCCGCGCTCAAGCAGCTCGCGGGTGCGCGTCCACAGGCCCTTGTCGATCGTGTGCGGCTGGATGTCGTTCTCGACGAAGAAGCGCTCCATCTGCTGCTCGACCTGGTGGCGCAGCTCGGCGTTGCGGGCCTTCATCTCGCGATCGGCGAAAAAGGGAATGTCCGCCTCGCGGTAGAGCTTCGTGCCGCGGTGCTCGGCCTCGATCGCAACGAGCATCTCGTTGTAGCTGATGGACCGGGTGCCGCCCGCCTCGAAGCGGGCGTCGCGGAAATAGCCGGCCTCCTGCGCCGCCTCGAAGGCGCGGTCGAGAGTGCGGCCGCTGTCGCGCACGAGCTGGCCATAGCCGGGCATGAACTTCTGCCCGTCGAAGATGGCGCCCAGCTCCGGGTCGGGCTTCAGCCCGCCATCGGCGGCGAGGAACTCGAGGAGCGACAGGGGCTGGCGGCGCTGCCGGCGGCGCATGGTCACGGCCACGTCGATGAAGGGCCCCTCCTCCGCCATGGCGGCCTCGGCCGCGCGCACGGCGTTCTGGGCGCGGATCGCATCGCTCACCACCTCGCGGGCCGCTTCCTCGGTCCGCGCGCCGGCTTCGGCCAGCCGGCCGAGCAGCGCCGCCTGGTCGGCGGCATCGTCCGCCATGCGCGCCACCACGCTCGCCGCCACCGGGTCCACCTCGCCGGCGAGGGCGCGGGCGAAGGCGCCATCCGACAGGGTCGCGGCATAGCCGGCCGCCCTGACATCCGGCAGCTCGGAGGCGATGGCGCTTTCGATGGCGTCGGGGTTTTCGCGCAGGCGCTGCAGGGCGGCGACGGGGTCGTCGCCATCGTCGAGGATCTCGCGCGCCAGCGCATCGGTCACGCCGGGCCTGACAGGGCGCGAGCCCATGGGCAGCGGCGCGTCCACCTCCACCGCGGCGCGCGCCGCATCGGCGAGGCCCTGGGCGGCCTCGGCGGGGTTGATGCCCTCGGGTGCCCGGAAGGTCGCCGCATCGGCCTCACCGGCCATCTCCGCCGCGCGCAGGGCCGCCCTGGTATCATCGTCGACAAAGCCGCCGGCCTTCTCGATGGCCTCGATGGCGCGGGCAGCGCCGCCCCGGCCACGCAAAAGGGCGCCGAGGCCCTCGCCGGCCGCGGTCAACCCGCCGCCGGCCGCCGCGCCGATGAGGGCGGCCATGCCGACATTCTGCACCGCCTCGCCGAGGCCGCTCTCGACGCCGATCTCGGCGCGCCAGCCCTGCACCGTCGGCTGGGCGACGGCCGAGAAGCCGGCATTGGCCACGGCGTTGGAGAGGGCGGAGGTCGCGATGCGCGCAAGCGGCGTCGCCGCGCCCTTGGCCGGGCCGCCATAGGGCAACGACAGCCAGAAGAGCGGGTCCTCGCGGGAGCCGATCATGGCGCCGGCGAACATGGCCGCGACCTGCGCCGCCAGCGGCAGGTCGGTCCGCGCCCATTCGCGCTTGAAGTCGAACTCGGCCATGCGGGCGGAGACGGCCGCCTGCGTCGGCACCGGCGTGAAGGGGTCGACGGCGAGGCGGTCGCCGAATTTCGCCTTCAGCTGCTGCACGCGGGCGAGGAAGGCGTCCTGCCGGCCTGCGATCAGCTCCTCGAGGCGCGGGTCGGCCCAGCCGGTGAACTCGCCGCGGCCGATGCGGCCGGCCAGCTCCGACGTGTTGCGGATCAGCGGATTGGCGAGATCCTCGCCGGTGACGCGGCGCACCTCGGCGATCATCCGGTCATAGACATGCTCCTGCGCCGCGCGGCGGGCCGAGGAGGCGTCCACCAGGCGGGTCTGCCGCTCGGCCGCGTCGAAGAGCGACGAGAGGCCGGCGCGCTTCTCCGGATCGGCTACGGCTATGCCGATATCGCGGCCGAAGGTGCCGGCCGTGTCCACCGCCCGCGCCGCGCTGCCGGCATAGCTGCCGAGGCGCTCGAGGAAGGTCTGCGTGTCGGCCGGGTCGGCCGGCGCGCCGGTGAAGGTGTCGTCGGACCAGGCGCCGAGCGTGATCATCGGAAAGCATCCGGCAGGCGCTGGCGCAGCGCCGGGGTCAGGGCCTCGAAGTCGAGGACGAAGGGCCGGCCGTCCTTGCCCATGACGGGACGGCGGTTGCCGCTGGCATCGGGCGGCATGGCCCAGCGATAGCCGCCGGGGCCGAAGATCGGCTGCATGCGGCGCAGTGCGCCGGCGTCCATCGGGCTGCCGTTGGGCAGCACCGGCGGATTGGGCAGCGCCGCCAGGTCGTCCGTGGTGATGGCCTTCAGCACGTCGCCGAAGCGGTCCTGCCGCACGGCGGGGGGCACCTGCACCTCGACCGATCCGCCGCCCCATGCCGGCGAGCGCCAGGTGGTCACGCCGCCATAGGTGCGGTCGCCCTGCCGGGTCTCGCCGCGGGCGGCGCGGAAGCCTTCCTCGAGCAGCGACTGGGCATTGGCTTTGAGGTCGATGCCGCGACGCTGCGCCGTCACCTCGGCCCAGACGGCGACGGCGGCGCGGGTGCGCTCGCGCTCGTCGGTGCGCATGCCGCGCAGCGAGGCGCCCAGCGCCGCGCGCTCGGCCGCGTCCATGTCCGCCACCGGCGGCCGCTCGGGCGACGATCCGCTGACGCGCCGCGCCTGCAGGCCCTCGGCGATCGTGCGGGCAAAGCCGCGATCGCCGGTGGCCGCGCCGATCGCCGCGGCATGGGCCAGCTCCGGCGCATCGCCGCCGATCTCCTTCAGGATCTGGGTGGCGCGCGGCCCGCCGCCGCGCACGATGGCCTCCACCGTCGCCAGCGCCCGCTCACCGCCGGCCGCCACCACGCCCTGCAGCGCCGCCCTGTCGTCGGGTCGCAGATAGGTCGGGTCCGCCTTGCCGAGGCGCGGCGCCACCGCGTCCACCTGGTCGACGCGGGCGCGCATCTGGGCGGCGAGCTGGTCGGGCGGCGCGGCCATGTCCACGGCGGTGACGGGGCCCCCGGCGAGGCCGCGATCGGCGGCATAGCCGAGAAGGTCGGCATTCATGGCGTTGCGGTTGGCCGTCACCTGCTCGCGCATCCACTGCACGTTTTCGGCACCGGCGCGGGTGATGGCGGGCGGGCCGGGGCGGGCCGGCGGCGGTTCGGCGCCGCCGGTTTCCTGCAGACGCCGCAGGTGCGGCTGCGCCCAGGCCGGGAAACTCTCGATCGGAGATCCACGATAGCCGTTCGGCCCCCAGAAGGCCGGGGCGGCGCGCGTGTCGATGTGGATCGCCCCGGACGGGTAGATGCCGATGCCGCGCGCGCCGTTGGCGATCGCCGCCGCCAGCACCTTGGCCTTGTCCTCGTCGGAGAGGTTCTTGGTGTCGAGGTCGAGGGCGTTGCCATGGATGTGCTGCGATCCCGACGCGCCGCCGGCGGCCGCGTTGCGCTCCGGGGTGCGGTGGCCGGAGCTGATCGTCACCGCCGGCAGGCCGGGGGTGGCGGTCAGTCCCTGCCACATGCGCCGGGCCGGATCGGAGACGCCCTGCAGGCGGCGTTCGTTCTCCGGGTTCGGCGTCGAGGCCGCCCGCGTCTGCGCCTCCAGCTCGCGCACCGCGCGCTCCTGGTCGGCGATCGGCAGGGCGGCGATGCGCTGCGCCAGCACCATGCGGCCGCGCATGGTTTCCAGCGCCACCGTGCCGCGCGGGCCGAGCTTCGCCGCCTCGGCCTCGAGCACCGCCATTTCGGCGGCGGTGGGCTGCTGCCCCCTCGCCGCGCGGGTCAGCGCATCGTCCAGGCTCGTCTGCAGGGCGCGGGCCTGCCGGTCACCCTCCACGCGCTTCTGGGTGCCGAGCTTCTGCAGCGCCTCGTCGACGCCGGAAATGTCGGTGAGGCCCGGCAGGCGGCCGGCCTGGAACTCGCCGCGCAGGTGGGTGCGATAGGCGTCGATCTCCTCCGGCGTGCGCAGGGTGGCGGCGCGCGCCTGGATGATGCGGCCCTCGAGGGCCTGCTGTTCCTGCAGGATGGCGCGCTCGGCGGCGCTGGCGTCCATCATGCCGGTGGCCACCATGCCGCGGATATGCGCCACCTGCTCGCCGCTGGCCCTGCGGGCCTCCGCCTCGGCCGCCGGGTCCGACGGTGACACGGACAGGATCTGCGCCTGCTGCCGCTCGTTCTCGGCGGAGCGGCGGATCAGCACGGCGCGGGCCGCGTCCTGCTGCTGGCTCGTCTGGTTGTTGATCGCCTGGCGCTGCAGCACCACGCCGATGTCGCTGGCCCGGGCGCGAAAGCCGGCCTGCGCCTCGGGCGGCAACAGGCCGGCGGTGTCGCGGGCCTCCCGTTCCAGCTCGGCGCGCAGGGCTTCCGGGTTGTTGCGATGCTCCTGGAACAGCGACAGGGTGCGGTCGCGGAAGGTCGCCGTGGCGCTCGTCACCTGCGCGTCCAGCGCGGTCGCGTCGCGGGCCCGGCCGTAGATCGTGCCGGCGCCGGTGCGGGTGAAGTCGTTCGATGCGGCCGCCACCTTCGCGTCGCGCTCGCCCTCGAATTTCGCGTCCTGGTCGGCCCAGGTGGAGAACTTCTTCGCCAGCGCGTCGAAGCCAGCGGCGGCGGCCTGCCCCGCCTCGCCGGTCGGCATGGGGACGGGGGCGAGGCCGTCCGGCACGGCGCCCTTGTAGGTCTGTTTCTCGATCGTGAACTGGCGCGGCTGCTGGGCCATGGATCAACGCCTCCGCGACACGTCGGCGAGCATGGACATGCCGCCGGTGATGGCCTTCAGCGTGCCGGCCGCGCTGGCGTCGTCGGCCATCATCCGGTATTGCGCCGCCCGCGACAGCAGCCGGTTGCGGCGAATGGTCTCGGTCTCGGCGTCGGTGGACAGGGCGGCGTTGGCGTCGGCCACGGCGCCCTCGCGGGCCTTGGCCGGCGTGCCGAAGGAGAGGTCCACATTGGAGGCGGCATAGGCCACGTCGCGGGCGCCGAGGTCCTCGACCATGCGCTGGCGGATGGCGGTGCGCCGCTCGATGCCGCGCGTGCCCTCCATGGCCGCCTCGAGCTTGGCGTCCTCGGCCTGGGCGTTGCGGGCATCGGCCTGCGCCTGTGCCGAGCGCAGGCCGCCGACAACGGACAGCGCCGTGGCCGTGCCCTGCAGGATCGACCAGAGCGAGGAGCCGGCCGAGGCCGTGGCGGTGGCGGCCGTGGTGGCCGTCGTCGCCGCGGCCGGGGCGACGGTGGAGAAGGTCGAGGCCAGGGAGGTCATGAGGGTCGCGGCCAGTTCCATCAGAAACGTCCCTCCAGCGTGATGTCGCGGATGTCGAAGGCGCCGGGCCGCAGCTGGGTCAGCTCGAGCTGGGCGCCGACCTGCCAGCCGGCGAGGCCGGTGACGGTGATGAGGCCGGTGACCGGGTCCCAGGGGCCTTCGGCATCGTCGTCGCCGCTCGCCAGCGGCACGTCGAAGGCCGGCTGGCCATTGGCGGCGATCGCCAGCGAGGAGACGGCATTGGCGGTGATCTTGGCCGTGTGGATGCGGCCGGGCCGCACCACGACGCTTTTCTCGTTCAGCTCGCGCTGGATCGGCAGCACCTTCAGCCGCGGCGCGATCCAGCGGCCGACCTCGATGGCGGCAGCCGTCCAGGGCAGCGTGATGGCGCCGCCCGTCACGGTGAAGGGGCCGGCATAGGTGCCGCCGGCCTTGGCCCAGACTTCCCGGCCCTCATGCACGCCGAGGCCCGCGACGGTCACGCTTTCGGCCTGGCTGACGGTGACGGTGCAGTCGAGCTGCGTGTCGAGGGTGAGCTGCTCGAAGGTCAGCGCCTCGCCTTCGCCGATCGGCCTTTTCACCAGCAGCCAGGCGGCGCCGGTGCCGTCCACCGCCACGTCCAGCACATCGCCGTCGGTCTGCCACGGCCAGAAGCCGGTGACGTCCTGGTTGCGGACGATGCCGCCCAGCGTCATGTCGCCGTCGTCGCGCACCATGAAGAGGCGGTTGGCCACCGTGTCGGAGCTGGCGCGCTGCAGCGCGGTGGAGACGATCCCGCGCACCAGGTGGTTGGCGAGCAGGCTGATCGGGCTCGTATCGTATTTCTGGGTGACGTCGGAGTATTGCGCGGCCAAAAGCTGCGATCCGTCGTTGCCGACATAGATGATGCGGCCCTCGATCTCCACCGGCTCGCAATTGGGCTGGATGCCGGGCGTCTCGGAGACGCGCTGATTGGGCGGCTGCTGCCGGTTGAACGGCGGGTTGGCCACGTAATAGTGGCGCTCATTGGTGAAGATGATGAAATGCGGGCCGCGGTGGAAGCGCAGGATGTCCTCGGCGCCGTCGGCGTTGAGGCCGAAGACGAAGGCGGAGGCGGCGGTTTCCAGCTCGGCATTGAGGTCGAAATATTCGCCGGTGCGGCTGCCGAGATAGGCGTCGCCCCGCGACGCGAAGCCGCCCATGAAGAGGCGATCCTCGGCATAGATGCCGGTGCGCGGCCAGCCGCGCGTCACCGAC